CCGACCTGTAGTCTGCCTTTGTTTCGGGAGTAATGACATTCGTAATCTTAGAGTTTCTCGCGAGACCCGCGTGGGTTGCCAAGTCACTGTTTCCTCTACCCGGTACTTCCAAGAATACAATTGAATTAGTAGAAATCGCTTCAATGTACGCACAATCAATATAATGCGCAAGTTCTTGAACAGCTGTTTGGAAACCAAGGGATTCAAGACCTGGCATATCATTGAATACAGTCTTAGCGATACCTATGATGTTTGTATCTACGCGATCATCAAGGGCTAAGTCTCTGGCAGACTTCATAGACTCATTTCCACAGATACAATAGAGACGGTCAAGTCCATTAATATTCTTGACAGCTCTATCAACATCAACAAAGTCATAGGATGTTTTCAAGATGGATCCAGGTCCTTCGTCAATGTGTTCTTGATCAAAGTATGTCTTCACATTCTGATTGAGACCTCTAAAGCCATCTGCGAAACCATGAACACGGTTACCCTGACTCTTTTCACGAAGGGTAATAGAACGAATCACGGTATTCACACCTGGGCATACACCACCAGCGGTAAGGATGCCAATGTTCATCTTTGAATTACATACGCGACAAGTTTTTATGTATCATTTGACCCAATAAAAAACCAACCACATTTGTCAGGTTCTCACCAATTGAGTAGTGCCAGGTGTGTTCAGATGAATTTTTAATACCAAAAAACTGATCTATAAAGTTTTCGTGTTTTGTTTGTCCTCCATAAACTTTACGATACCAAAGAGGTGTTTCTTCATCTGATTGGGAGAGGCAACCACCCAACTGTCTCACAATGTCCATTCTCTGTGAAAGCCAATACTCAAATATTTCCCAAACGATACCCAGGGTTATCCAAAACCAAAATTGTCTGGGATATATGGCACCCAAAAGTGTGTAAAGGAAGAAATGACCATACTGGAATCCATAGAATTCTGTTCTGTAACAGTCTGTAGTTTTTTCGTCACATGGGCATTGTCTTGCGTGACGAAAAAACCATAATGTGAATAGTAGGATAATTATAAACATCCTTAATTATTTCTGAGATAATAATTAAGATTGTAAAAGTATTTGTTTTTATAGATCAAAAATAGTTGCAATTATAAATTTATCTTTACCCTTTACTTCATTTCCAGAATGTGGAAAAGTCCAAGAACAAGGAAATATTAACAGTTTTCCAACTTCAGGTTTTACTTTACGTCCGTTAGCAAATTCAGTAGTCCCACCTTCATCTAATTCTAAAGTATTTAAGTATAAAATAATCTGTATAAAAGATTTTTCATCGTTACGCGGATCATTGTCCACGTGCCATTCATAACTTGAACCTGGTGGTATTTTATGTATCAAATATCCACGATCGATCATATTATCTATCGAAAGTACTTCTACGAATATGTGTGGTAATGGTTTTTTGTTGTGATCAAACTCACAATCTAAATGATGTAAGTACATGTTACATGCGGTGGTAAAACGATTACTCAATTCAGAATCTAAATCACGGAAAAGTGGGTGGTTGGTCATATCACACTCTAAATTTGGTTTTTTAAACTCCGTATATTTATTTTTATCTGTCTTATATTTTAAAATACCGTGTTCTAAAGTGTGCTCTATAGATTTAAATCTATCTATTAATTCTTTGCATAAATCTGGTGGTAAAAAATTTGGAATTTCTAGTATAAAACGGTCCATATATATTTTATTGTTTTATCTTTATACGTGTATATTTTTAACTCAAAAACAAATAATGTTTGTCAGATTTTCACCAATGGAGTAATACCGGGTATATTCGGGTGAATAGTAATATAACTATAAACATCCTTAATTATTTCTGAGATAATAATAATATATGTCTCTGGAAATTGTGACTTACGCGAACAAGTCTCAGGGTATGTTTGAAGAGCTTGTCAATAATAAGTTTGGTGTTCCAGTTACTGTGTTAGGTTGGGGAACCAAGTGGAATGGGTTCAGTGATAAGTACAAGGCAATGACAAAACACCTTGAAACTAAGGGTGATGATGACATTGTTATTTTCCTTGATGGATTTGACACAAAGATCAATAAAAATCCACATGAAGTTGTTGAACTTTTTAAGGAATGTAATTGTAAAGTTCTTGTGTCAAAGGATCCAGAAGTCCCTGGTAAACCTCTCACACACTTGATTTTTGGAAAGTGTGGTGAAAAATCTACCGCCAATTCGGGACTTTATATGGGATACGCTAAAGAACTGAAGAGTGTCATAGATGAAGCGTCGGCCGAAAAGTGCGAAGATGATCAAACAAATATAAACACAGTTTGTCAAAAGTCTGGATTTGTAAAAGTTGATGAAGAAGAGAAAATCTTTAAAAACTTTGGACCTTTGGACAAGAAACATGGTACGGACGCTATCTTTGTGTCATACCCAGGTTCTCCAAGTTTCAATCGCTACACACGAGCTATAGTTGAATACACACAATTTTTGTACATGTATATATTGTGTCTAATCATCTTGGGATTAGCTTTCTTTCCACAAAGACAGAAAGTTTTGTTACCTACATTAGTTCTATTTACAAGTTTCTATGCTTTTGTTGCAGACAAGTCATGCACTCTCCATTCTAGCTAAGTCATCCATGTCCGTTCTTGACTGATCACGACTCCTTCTTCTAAGAGCCGAAACAGCATTCAACCATCTCGTCACAGCCCGATTTTTCGCGAGTTCTGACGAGGTCTCATCACTCACAATAATACTTAAACCATTACATACATCGGGTTTATTTTGTTTATCTGGGAATTCTAAATTGAAAGCTTGTATAGATATCGCGGGAAGATCTGGAGCTTCATCTAAAAGTCTATCATATTCTTCGCGACACTTCTTAACAAAATCCAACACACATGTACGATCTCCTTGATCAAGGGAAAGTTCCATATCAATGTTTCTGTAAAACTTTGAATATTGGACGCACATAGCAGAATGTCTTTCGGCTAATCTACCACTATCACTAAACTTACCTATTGATGTGAGAATACCAGCAAGAACATTGAGAAACGCAAAAAAGTATTGAACAATCATAATTTTGTTTCTTGTTGCTGGATCCAAATCCTCATTTCCACTTGGATTGAGTACTGCGAAACCTCCAACCCCTGTTATACTAGCAATCACAATACTAGGATAAGAGAGGTAGTCATTTTGCCTCTTGTAGTGAAGGCGGGCATGGTTGTGAAGCCAACGGTAACCCGCAGCCCTCTCCGCCCACGATTTTAGAAGCTTCTCCTGCTTATCACACCAGTGATGTATTTCATCGTGAGCTTCCATTATTTTACGCGGGGATTTTAAATATCATCTTCGTAGTCGTACAATGTTGTTTTATACTTATCATAAATAAGTGAATAAACATCTTTTGGGGTTTCTTCTGTAATAACCTGAACTTGTGTATTGGCAATAATAGTACCTGTATTTCTTAAATTGTATTCTTTTTCATCATCCCACACATATATACCACCGTTGATTCTGTAAGCCCAAGTCGTGGTAACATTGAAATCTTCGTCTTGTGTATGTTCCTCTATTTTTTGAATAAAAATGTTATTACGGTTAATAGATGCATAATGTTTTACTTCTCCTGGAAGATTTATAATAACGCCCATTATATTATACATTTTGTGTAGAAATATTTTTTGCTTCTTCTCGCGCAAGACGATCTACAAGTTCATTCTGCGGATTTCCGTTATGTGCTTTAACCCACCACCATTCAACGGAGGTCATCTGTTGTGAAAGTATGTCAATTTCAATCCACAATTCCTTATTCTTTACGGGTGCACCGGCAGCCGTCCGCCAACCATTCCGTTTCCAATTCTTAATCCACGAAGTTATTCCATTCTTGACATAGTTACTATCTGTAAATAATCTTATCTCAAGAATGTCGCGTGCGAGGCACTGTTGAAGCGCCTTAATGACAGCGGTCATTTCCATCACATTATTGGTTGTTTGGTCCTGTCCTCCAGATATCTTGATACCGGCACCAGCAACTGCCCATCCTCCTGGACCTGGATTACCTAAACAACTTCCATCTGTGTAAATGTCTCGCATTCTTATTTGGTTATAGCGGTCCTATTGTTTAATTTCTTTTAGTGTTTCTAATGGCATAGAAAAAGGCGATCAAACCGAGTACAATTGTGGCAGACAAAATACCACCACCGACCTTTTGAGTTGTGCTAGCTCCCTTACGTTCTTTTTCCATTTTTACTATAGTGTTAGATTTAAAAATTGTGTGCTGGACAACTTTTAGATCTAATTTTTTATTACGCGAAACGAGACGAGATCAAAATACCAACTTAGTTGGAGAAGGCGAGACCACCCATACCGGATTGGATGCGGAGAACGTTGTAGTTGACCGCGAACATTTGCATGGTAGTAGCTGGGCAGAGCTCTGGGAGAGTGACTGAGACTTGGGCGTTGTCGATACGAGAGAAGTTGCAAGTACCGGTTGGTTGGTGCTCTTCTGGCTTGAGGGCGAAAGAGTAAGAGTACACACCTGGGTATGGGCAGCCAGAGTGGTGGTTGTACGCTTGCACTTGGTTGAAGTACTTACCCTTTTGGGCCTTGAAGCGGTCTTGGCCGTTGAGGACAAGCTTGAATTCGGAGAGTGGGCCGACCTTTTCTTCGGTGAATTCAACCGCGGAGCCATCTTCACCAATCTTGACGAGTGGGACGCCAGACGCGAAGGTGGTTGGCACATAGCAGTTACCGGATTCTTCAACAAACGCGTTGGACTCGAGGACAATATCCGTAACCGCTGGTGAGCGGGTGAAGTTCCACAAAGAGGTGGCAACGTTACCGGACGCTGGGTCGTTGAAGCACCAGACAAGCTCCTTAACTGGGTGGTTGAAGGAGAGACGCTTGTTGGTGGTGGAACCGGCAGTGACGGTGTCGGAGCCAGTGTGTTGGACTTGCTCGATGAGGTATTCGTGACCCTTTTGGGCGAAGCGTCGGCGCTCTTCGGTGTCGAGGTAGACGTAGTTG